AGTCGTGCCATCACAACGCTAAGATCGTTTGCGGCGGGGTCAACATCAGCAAGAGTCAAGACAAGGCCCTTGAGCACCTTTTTAGCCTCTGAACCAGGTCCAGCCAAAGACGCCAAGACGCCACGCAAGGCGGTTCCTGCGCGCTCGCCTTGAATACCGGCATCGGACAAAACGCCAATAGCGGCTGCCGTGTCGGAAAGACTTATGTCAAGTGCTTTGGCAATAGGTGCAACGGTAGACATTGCAGACCCAAGTTGCCCGACAGTTGTGTTTGCCCTTGTAGACGCGGCGGCCAGAACGTCGGCAACTTGCGCGGCGTTGTTGGCAGAAATTCCAAAACCCGACATGATGTTTGAAGCGGTGTCAGCCGCTTCAGCCAGGCCCATTTGTGACGCCGTTGCCAAATCTAAAACAGCCGGAATTGCCGCCATGGCCTCCGCTGCATTGAACCCGGCCATGGCCAAAAAGTTAAGGCCGTCTGCGGCTTGGCTTGCGCTGAACTCTGTTGTTGATCCAAGCTCTTTTGCAATGTCGCGCAGGGATTTAAGCTCTGAACCCGTGGCGCGGCTTACAGCTCCAAGCCGGGAAATGCTTGATTCAAAATCAGCAATGATGCGCACCGCGCTGCCAAGCGAAACAAAAGCCCCCAGCGCAGCGCCTGCTGCCAATGCGACAGCATTAAAACTTTTCTTAGCGGACCCGCCAAAGCTCTGAATGTCACGCTCGCCACGCTTTAGAGCAGAGGTGTCAAGACCAACGACAAGGTTTGCAAAGTCTGCCATGTTTTAATCCTTGAAATATTTGCGGCACACCGGTCAGGGAGGTCCGTTTATTGTGCAGACTTGCGGTCGGCTGGCGGTATTGAAAACGGGCTTGTGCCTTCGTTCATGCCAGAGACAAACGCCTCTGACATTTTGCGCAACAGATTGGCCTCCCAAGGCTCAATGTCAGTCATTGATCACTTGCTCAATTGGCGGAATTGCAAACACGCTTTCACCATCTCGCCGAGCTTTTACAAACGCTTTCGACATTTGCATAATACCACGAAATTCCCACGGGTCCGACAGGTTTTGCGTAGCCTGGGCATATGCCCAAACTTCAGACCATGATACAGGAATTTCCGCGCCCATGCCAGCCGTTGCGCTGGGTCCAACTTCAAAAAGCGCATCAAGCAAATACTGGCCTTCATTGACAGGCACCATAGGCACCTGCCGCTTTTGCGCGATCAGCTTTTCAACGCGGGTTTCGGTCCAGTGATCGGGCTTGCTATTAAGATGCCCGATCTGTGCCGCCGCAAGTTCAAGCTGACTTAGGCGTTTCCCAAAAAATTGGAACGCTTTGTGGCGTGATTAGCGACCTGCTCAACAAACGAACGCTCGCCCTCAACGCCGTTGATTAGCTGCAAGTTTAGGAACCATTCTACGTCCGCTGGTGCCTTTGCAGGCTTGTCGCCGCGATTGATATTCTTAAACCCGATCACAAGCGGGATTGCTGTCTCAACAAGGCGCTGGTGCATATCCTCTAGGGATGCTTCGTCATCGCCGCTGTCTTTGCCGTCTTTTTTATCCTGCGCCATTTTCAACTTGCGGATTTTGGCAAGCGCTGCCTGCGCCTCACGGCTTTCAGTTCCACGAACAACCACGATGCAAGGCTTGTCGCCGTCAAAGATTGGCTCTGCCGTTGCTGGGTTTTGCAGGTGAAGGTCGCGGCCCTGTTCTGCGGCTGCGCGGCTGTCAAATTTGGTGAAGTCCACTTGTCTATCCTATGTGGCTTGTGTGGCTTAATGGGCAGGGACGACAAGCCACAAGCCGCCCCTGCCCTACTGTCGCTCGACAGATTACGCTGTGACGGTTCCGCGAACAACTGCGCTGTTGCCACGGATCACAAAGGTTTCGCCCTTGTATTCAGAAGACGAACGCGCCCGGTCGCGGACGTTTGCGACAACGCCCATAAAGAACGCCAACTTGCCGTCAGCGTCTTCGATCTTGAACGACTGCGCGGTGTTGGTGCCAGCGGATGCACGGACTAGAATCTGGCCCGCGTCATCACTGATAAAGCCGTAGCTGACAGCAATTTCGCCCAGATCAGACGAACCGTTCACATGCTCAACGCGCCCGATCAACGTATCAATTGTGATGTCGTTTTGCGTGTCACCGACTTCGCCAACATCGACGATGCCTTTGATTTCGACGTGAGTCTGTGCTTTGTATCCGGTCTCATCAAAAGTTGCAGGAGAACCCGCGACCATTGAGACCTTCGAGCCAATATAAGACGTGCTCATTTCTTTGCCCTTTCGGCTGTGTGGCCTTGGCCACGGTTAAGTTTTGCGCCTGCTTTTGGCAATCGGCCAGCCCAGCAAGCAAGGCACTCATGCAGAGGCTTCGTATTCCGCGCGCACCGGAACGCGCCAATCTGACCCGTCTTTAAAGCCCTGCAAAACTGAAGGAGGATGGATGATAACAACCACCCCACCGCCAGACACATTTAGGCGCAAGCCCATTGGATAGCGTGCCGCCTGCGGTTTGTCTGTCACTGCGTCATTTGTAATTCTTGGTGTGTATTACTTTTTCACGATAGGCTCCGATACTCTATGTAAATGGGTGTTTCCCAACGCTGCTCCTCTTCGCGACCGCTGCGAATGGTGGTGCCAACGATTGTGACCTTTGTCCCGTTGGCTTCCAGAATTTGCGCCCGCGTGAAATAATCAGAAATTGCACCGGCCTGCTTGCGGGTGACAATGTCGTAACCGTCCAGCGTAGAAACCAAGTTAACAATCAAAAAGCCTTGGCGCGTGTAAACTTGATCCGACAAGCCCAGCGGCACGTCATCGTTTCGCAAGTGCTGTATGGTCAGGTGTTCGCCTGCGGGCTTGTCCCCGCCCTTGCGTGGCCATATCGCCGTGTAACCAAGCCCGGCAATCATAACCTCGGCCTGCACATTTAGCGCCTGCGTGATATTGCTATCAATGTCACTCATTGTCTGCCAATCTCCGCGCCAATTCTTTTCACCGTTGATGCAAACTCTTGAACAGTTAGCGTGACCATTCCAGCAGGGGCTTGGCCGCTATATCCCTCTTCCAGCCGCACCGCATATGGCAGGTTGTTAGCAATATAAATGACATCACCAGCCTTTGCCGAGTCTGCCGTGCCCTTGGATTTGGCAACGGTTGCCTCATAAACTGGCCCCTTACTGCCCGCCCGCTCCGCAATGGCTTCTGTGCCTTGATAACCAACAGTTCCAGATGGAACGGAACCAATAGAGACCTGCCAATTTGAACGAAAGCGCCCCGTATCAACAGGGCTTTTAAAAACAACGCTGCTTAATATTTCCAGAGATATCTTGCGGACAGCCTGGTCCATCTTGTCAGCCGTCTTGCGCTGAAACTTGTTTATGTCGTCCTCAAATCTACCCACTTAAATTTATCCTCTGCACACCATGTCATAAAGCGCGGTCTGCCCACCCGATGCCACGCGGCCAAGAATTTTGATTGTCAGTGTGCCACGGTCGCAAATTACTTTGTCGTTAAGCGTGACCTCGATTGATGCAGGCTCTACAATTACTTGGAAGTCACCGGCTCGGATGTTGGTGCCGTCTATGCGCCGCTCGGCAATCTCAAAGACCGCCATGCGCACAGACACCGGCGCAGGTGTAACGCCCGCAGTGCCGCCTGTTGGGTCTGAAGGCCCGCCGCCAGATGCCTGTGGCGTCGGTTGCTGAATGGTCCCTGTCTGGATTGCGTCAGGCTGTTTAGCTGCCAGCTTGGCAAACGCCGCTGTGACGTGGCTTGCAATGGTAGCCATTAGCCGCGCCTCATGCTGACCATGCCGGGACCGCCCCGGATGTACCCAAGCAGCAAGCCATCAACTGCAACAATGCGGGGCTTGCCAGTCGGCAATGTCTCGCTGTCAATTGTGATTGGACCGACCTTGATGCTTTCGCTTGTGCTGCTGTTTACAATCGTTGCAAACGGCTCGATGCCGCCCTGCAAAATGTATGCCACTTCAAACTGCGCATAAATAATCTTTTGGGGAATTGAGTCAGGGTTTACCGGCCAGTCGTTTACAAGGTCATTAACCAAACGCGGCCATGCTAGTTGCTGAAACTGGTATTGCTGCGAGCCGATAAACATATACTTGCGATCAAGAAATTTTGCCGCCTTGCGCAAGTTTATTTCGTTCGACGCTTCTGTCGCTTCTAAAGTAAAGCCCTGATCAATTGCATAGGAATCATAACCCGCAAGCGTGCCGTAGCTGTCAGCGGTCACGCCGCCGATGGTGGTATCAAGTGCCATTGCAGCGCCCCTTGTTTGTCAGAATAACCTTTATGAAGGGGCGAACCGAAGCCCGCCCCTCTGTAAAAATTAGCCTTGCAGCGTGGCGACAAAATCGCCTTTCCAGACCTTCGCACCGTAGAAAGTGGTGATGTCCAGCATCGACTTGCCGTAGCCTTTGTACATCGCCATCTCATAGACCAGACCAGAGAACGGGTCTTGCACGGTCAGGCGATCGGCAGCCATGTCGCCGCCTTGTGGCATGGCAGGCGGACGCACAACAAGCTCAGCCGCAGCGCGGTGAAACGCGAAGTTGCCGACGTAGCTGCTGCCGACTGTGATTGCGTTGTTGTCTGCAATTGCAACGCGGATGCCGGGGCCTTGAATCGTCAAGTTTCCAGCCGCGCCGACGAAGCCAGTGGCAACGACATACTTGTTTGCAGAGTCAGCTGCAAAAGTAATAACATCGCCAGCTTTGTAGCCGGTCGCACCTGCGGTCACGGTATCAACCGCAATAGTGGTATCGCCAACTGCCAACGCGCCGTTGGTTAGACCATTTGTGGCTGTGCCTTTGACGTGCGACACGATGCCGTTGCTTTCCTTCAGCATCAGGCCCTGCAAGTTCAGCAATTCGCCGCGACGTAGCAGGTCTTCACCGCCAGCCTCGTTTACCTTCTGCAGCTGGGCCAGGTTGCGCAGCTTGGTGCCGGCGGCTGTGTTGATCGCCAGAGTCGCTTGGCCGTCCAGCGGCATTCCGTTGTCCACAAGAATCTGGCGCGCCTCGGCAATCACGTCAAAGTTAGTGCCAAATGGAGTCGTGCCAGCGGTGCCAACTGCGCGGGATGCACCCTGATAGAGTGTTAGCGCAGCGTAGTTTTCAATCTTGTTAGTAATGCCGCGCATTGCCTGC